CAGCCATTATAACCCCTCCATTAAACCCTCTGTATAAAATCCCCTTTATCGCTCGGCTCGCTCAGGCGAGCCTCGCTAACCCCTCGGGTTCGTGGCTGGCAATAAGCCAGCCTACACTATCGTTTCGGCTGTCTCAGCCAACCACTCACATCAAGATAGACTCACTCTGTAGGAGTCGTTCGTCTATATATACTAACCCGTTCAAAACGGAAATCCGAACGCTACATATTAGCAAATGTGATGTACTTCACTAACTTATATGTATAATACGGACATTTCCCCCGTAAATACTGGAAAAATATTGTAATGCGATAGTGTATTATACGACCAGCGGGAGTTATAAGCACTGGGGTCGCCCCAAGCGACTCGATGCTTTTTTCTTTCCGAGCCTTTAGTCCAAGAATCTTTTTGCTTGTCGCGTGAGGGCTATGCCCTGCCTGTGGCACTGAGGGTTTAAGTAACGCTCCGCGATTTAAGTACCGCCGAGGGTCTACCGCGAGCCCGTTTACGGGCGAGCGCGCCGATTTTTTACGCCTGAGAGTTTGTGTCGGGAGACTATCTGCTCAGGGGGGGCTGGCTGGCTGAGCGTATTTTGAGCGTGGGATCTGTTTGGATTTCCAAACGCTTTTGAGGTGCTTTGGTATTTGACTCGACTACTGATCCATGAGATAATTTTCCCATCGAATCAAGCGAACGTCTTGATCGAGGAAGGCAAAAAAATGTCAGCAAAGAAAGACGCTCCACAAGGTAAGGCCGTTTCATCTCTCGTTAAGTCCTACGCTTCACTTGTTGCTTCTGGTGATCAAGGCGTCCGCGCTTGGTATCGCTCAGCGGTCAAGGTCTCGGTTCGTGACTTCGAGGCAACTATCGAAGAAGCAAAGAAACTCGGCGAAGTTCGCGGAATCACCAAGAACTCTGCAAAGTTCGTTCCAGTGATCGTCCGCGCATTTGATATCGCTGGAGCCGATAAGGTCTCAGTAGTTGAAATCTGCAAAGGCGCAGAATTGGCGCAACGCGCTCTCAAGGCTGACGGCGCACTGGCTCTCGCAGGAATGGTGAAGTCATGGGATGAATTCGTGAAGAAGGCGGAAGATGCTCGTGACGCCAAGCCTAAGCGCAATAATACGGGCGCTGGTCGTAAGTCTGGCGAGGTCGAGGTCACGCTTAACGCTGACGGCCTAATCGCTCAAGCGCTCGAAGGTCTGCGCGATTTGGTGGACGTCACTGTTACCGATTTTGACTCCGCGTCTGATCTGATTAAACTCGTGAACCACCTCGTCACGACATCACTCCATAACCAAGCGCTGAACGAGTCAGTCGAGCGCCATCCTGCGAAGGGTGCGAAGGTCGCCTAACCCCTAGAAGATCGAACCCCCTACCCTTTCGAGGGTGGGGGGTTTTTCTATGCTCCGATTTTTTCTGTGCTCCGAAAATTGTTTGGATTTCCAAACGGGCGCGGACGGGGCGCGAAAGTTTGTGTCGGCCAGTCCTCATGGCAGTTTGTGTTGGTTTGTGTCGGGGGTGGTGGTTCAGCCATAGTCGTCTCGGCGCACCTACCCTAGCCCTAGCCGTTCTTTGGTTTGTGTCGGCGCACCAGATCCAGTGGTCATGCTCATTTGACTTAGGGTAGCCACTAGCGTAAAATAGTTTCTGCAAGGGCAAAGTATGTCCTCGCACTGTTTGGATTTCCAAACACTACATGAAAGGTAAGATAATGGATAAGTACGAAGTGTTCGAGAAACTAGCAGATCAGTACAAGAGAGGACTTCTCACCAATGATGAATTCTGGGCTGAGGTCAGAGAGCGCGATCTTATGGACAAGATCGGCATTAACGAAGGGATGGCAAGATAAATGATAGTTCTATCAGCATGGGATTTGGTCGCGCTTACCATAGCGCTCACCTCATCCCTTATCGTAATCATCACCACCGCAGTTGCTAATCACCGACTCACCGAGTCAGTCCATTACTGGCGCGATGCTTACCTACAAGCCGAGCAAGATCTAAACAAGTCAGGGATGTAGCCATGATCTGCGACATTATCGAACGCATCAACATCAAGAAGGTTGATGAGTGCCTAGGTTCTGAGGTTCACTTAGATTCTAGTTACGCCACAATGCACCCTAACGCTGAACGCATGTACTGCCACCTTTTCCACGTTAAAGGCCCGAAGTATCACAATGCGTTTTACATCACAGACATGATCTGTGAGATGATGCTTCACCCATTCAGTGCCAAGCGTCTATGGTCTGAGATGCGAAACACTCTCAAGAGAAGAGCCAGCCGTTTGGATTTCCAAACAGAAATGAAAGGATAATGGAATGACGATAACCGCAGAAGATGTAGTCACCAGTAATGCATGGGGCTACCTTCACAATGCAAGATGTCTCAACTGTCGCACCTTTCAAGAGATATGGGTGCTATCAGCCTTGCAGACTCCAGAAGGGTACTGCGTGAACTGCCAGATGGGGGCACTGCGTGATGTGCAACGCTACTCAGATAATGTCCTCACTGAGGAGGCTCTAGTAGCACTCAGGGATAGCCGTCCTCGTCCAACCGAGGATACCTGCTACTCATGCGAGGGGATATCTGATCTCATCCCTTCGTTGGATGGCTCAGGTAATGAAGTGCAGAGCCACGATAACAATGAGTGTTCTCGCTCATGTGATCGTTGCGACACTCAATATGCGCGCTATAACTGGCGCGTAAACTCCTTCTATAGTGGCGATCTAGTGGTAGTGAACTTCGAGAAGATATTCGGAGATGAAGTCTGCCCTAAGTGCCAGAAGGAAATCTATGAGGATAATGGTGGAGAAGATAACTTCTTCCACTGCTCATGTTGCGAGAGTATCGAACTCATGGATGATAGCGGTTGGTTCAACGGCTCTCGCTATTGTGAGTCATGTATAGATAACAACGTCTATACATGTGATGAGTGCGGTCAGCAATACTGGGATGGTGACGGGCATTACTGTCCAGATGAGGATTCAAGTCACCTCATCAACTCCTACTCGTACAAGCCACGTCCGTACTTCTTTGGCACTGCTACCTATCACATGGGGTTCGAGTTAGAAGTCGAGTCTGACGGCAACTCAATAAGAGATGCAGCAGAAGTCGTGACCAATGCCCTTGGTGAGCGTATCTATCTGAAAGAGGATGGCTCTCTCAGTCAAGGCTTCGAGATCGTCACTCATCCTCACTCGCTTGAGGAATACCAAGCCAACTTCGACTGGGAGGCACTTACCTCACTGCGTAGGCTGGGCTTTCGTTCATGGGATACCAGTACATGCGGTCTGCATGTTCATGTCTCACGTTCTGCGTTTGGAAATCCAAACACTAGACGAGATATCGTCAAGGTTCAGGCTCATGAGTTACGCTTCATGAAACTGATCTACGACAATGATCGCCAGATCAGTAGGCTGGCAGGTCGTAAGTCCACCTATGCAACCTTCGAGGATAAGGGTCACCTAGTCCAGAAGGTTAAGTATGGACATCAAGAGAATGGTCGCTATTCGGCTATCAACTCAGAGAACTCTGAGACACTTGAGGTTCGAGTGTTCAGAGGATCACTCAAGCCTGCACGCGTACTCATGGCACTAGAACTTGTCCAGTGTGCCGTAGAATATACGCGTGGCTTACATGTGAACGCCAGTAACAAGGCTCTCTCATGGATGATGTTCACTCGGTATGTCGTAGACAATGCCTCAACCTATCCAAATCTATTTGCGGCTATGGAAAAATCTTTCATGTCCGATTCAGTCAATGAGTCCTAATCGTTTGGAATTCCAAACAGAAATGAGTATATGAAATGTGTATGTTATGTGTGATTCCGCCAAATGTAATTCCATCACGAGAGAAGTTGGAAAACTCTGCTCTCAACAATCCTCATGGCTTCGGCTTCGCTATCGTAATTCCTAGCGAGAATCGTATCCATGTAGAACGCACCATGAACGCTGATACATCCATCAAGCGATTCCTCGAAATGCGTGGCAAGTATCCAGAAGGTTATGCCATGTGGCATGCACGATTCGCCACTCATGGTTCTCAGACTGTCGAGAACTGCCATCCATTCCAAGTAGGCGTAGGTAACAACCTTACTTATCTTGCACACAATGGCATCCTGCCAATCGTTGAGCCTCAAGGTGATGATCGTAGCGATACGCGTATCTTTGCTGAGGATCTACTACCTGCAATCGGTGGGGTTACTGCCCTAGATAACCCACAAGTGTCCAACCTCATTGAGGATTTCACTAGCGGTTCCAAGGTATGTATTCTCACGATAGATCCACGCGCTGAGTATCAGTGCTATCTATACCATGCTGAGAAGGGTAAGAAGGATGAGTCTGGCGTGTGGTGGTCTAACGACTCCTGCTATCTCGATACTTATTCTCGCAAGTGGACATCCACCAACCCTTTAGACTTTGGGCTAGGTTTCGGCGGTTATTCCACTAACGAAGAAGTCAAGTGGCGTGAGTGCGAGGTCTGTGAGACCTATGTAGATGAGATGATGATCGAGTCATGGGATGATAACTACTGCATGGCTTGTGGCTCATGCTATGACTGCAAGGCGTATCTCACCAACTGCCTATGCTACAAGGGCAAAGATCAGACATGGGCTGGTCTAGGTAAAGAAGGTGGGTGGGCTCTATCATGAGTAAAGAGTATGAGCAAGAAATAATTGGAATCATGTATTCAATTATGAAAAGTCTCAATCGCATAGCCAATGCCTTAGAAAAGGAAGGGGATCAGTCATGAGTAAGAAACGCAAGCCAGTACCGCCTACCCCTTTCTATCTAGGGGTTCGCGCTGAACTATTCCTGCATGACGCCGAACAAGCGTTACGGGATGGCAACAAAGAACGTCATGCTCAACTGATGCTCAGAGCCACTGAGTATCAGCGCATGGCTGGTCAATTACCAATGGAAGGAAACTCGTGAGCAAATATAAAGATGCTCTATGCGCCAAGTGTGCTATGCCAATTCTGGTACTGGCACACGATCACAGTGCTGGGTTCTATTGCCAGCAGTGTGCATGGGATAAGATGGATGCCGTAGGTTTAGTCTATGGTATCGAGGTGAGTAAGTGACCGAACATCATTTTCCTATCTTCGATAACCGCGCTCTATGTGCTGAGGTTGACCCAGAAGTCTGGTTTCCAGAACATGGTGGCAACAACAAATACAAGACGCCAGAGGCTGTTCACGCTAAGCAATTATGCAAGGCGTGTCCAGCACTGGCGGAGTGTCGAGAATACGCTCTCAGATATACTGGACTTTATGGTATCTGGGGCGGTCTCGATCCTAGTCAGAGGCGAGATATCCAAAAGCAGTTAAACATAATCCCCGTCCATGTCTTAGCGACTACGCCAACCATGCACGAGGGGTTCAGAGATGGAGTACCACTTGATACAGGACGACTATGACCACTTCGTAGGAAGTGTCTCAGAACAACTCATGCTCATGTTATGGACATGCGTTGGGACGCTTATTGCAACGGGCATGATACTTGCCTTAGCATTATGAGTCGGAGTATAATAGGTGATGGCTGGCGTTTGGAAATCCAAACACTTGCCATCCTTCATGAAAGGAAAGATCATGTCAGAACCCAGAGTGGATGACGACATAGCACTAGGCAAGGATGACTCATGCGAGGACTGTGATGAACGGTTGCGCGACTGTGAGTGTCATGAGCCTGATGTGTGCTATGACGAATTCTACAATGACTAGAAGGGAATACCATGCAAGTATATCAAGATGAAGTCATGCAAGTTGCTGGCTTTATCGTTCAAGTGAGCGATGAATATGGCAACGGAACATGGTCGTATGGAATGTTCGATACTGAGGATGAGGCGTTAGCGTTTACTGACGGCTTACTTCATGCGGTTATCGAGCCTATCTACAAGCCAGTAAAACACTGATGAAGTGTTACTACTGCGCTCGTAAAATAAGCAAGGATAGTGCGACCCTAGAGGGCTTCGCTAAATGCGAATCTTGTGGCTGGGTGTCACCTGTCCGAGTTGCTTAACTGTTTGGAAATCCAAACACGCCCCTCACCCTTAACTGGGTGGGGGGCTTTTTCATGCCTTCTTTTTGTACCAACCTTCGCCAGTCTTATGCTGGCACTCGCAACCTTTGCATAGATCATGCAACCCAATAGCGATATAGATATCACCCAACTTATTGGCCTCGCCACCTGCCGTGCACTTCTCGCAAATCATGGGACGACAACTTCCTCAGGGGCAGGGTCGGAAGAAGTTTGTGTTGGATAGACCTTGCCGTCCTCTGGAACTTCCCCAACTTTGCTAGGTGAGAAGACAGCAGACTCTTGAACAGCGTCGACATACTGGTGGAAGTACTCGATGAAAATATAAATCTGACTGACGAGATTCTCCGACATGTCCCTGACGTCGTTGAAGAATTTAACATCTTCCTCTGAGTGCTTACTCGTCCATGTCTGATCCTGGATCTTCTCCTCCAGCGTCTTGTAGATCTCCATCACTTCTGTTATCTGCATTGATCTTGTCATTGGCTTCCTCTTCTGTGTAGTCGCGTTCCTTGCGTGGCTTACTGCCACCGAGGAAGTTAATCAAATTGTTTAGTGCTCTGTTCACTCTCATACGTGCTGCATCTTCTGTGATGTCCAGTTCCTTAGCAAAGGTCTTGTTATCACAGCCATCGCCGTAACGTAGAAAGATAATACTCTTCTGTTCACTGGTTAGTTTCTCAAGTCCCCAGTCAATATCAGCCATCATGGCAAACCAATTGCCTCCCTCGGAGGCTACCTTCTTGCCTGAGACAAAGCCTAGTTCGACCACTGCTGGTGCTACTAGATCACCTCTGATGACTGCTGGTAACAATGCTTCAACGAGTTCCTTATCGTAGTAGTAGTTGTCCTCTACACGATAGCCACCCATCTGTGCCTTCTGTTTCTGGCAGTAATCCTTAGCAGCGTTACGCAGTGACCTAGCAATTAGTTTTATAGACTGCTTGCCCTCTAACTGTTCCCATGTATTCACCTTGTTAGGATGCTCAAGGAACCATACCCACAACTCTTGACGAACATCATCAACGTCAACGATCTTGTATTTACGAGCGAATTCGTAAGCAATAGCACTCACAATTCCATCGTATCTTTCGATTACCATTTGAATGTTTTACCATCCACTGTGAATGAGTTGTTGATGATAGGGACAAGTTGAGGAGTTACATTCTTCCCATCAACATGTAAGATACCAAAGCCTTGTTGCCATGTGAATAGCCCAGCCTTGATGTATTTTGCATTACGATAATCCATGAGGTTTCCGAGTTCCATACCCCAGATAGTCTTAGGCTTACCACCACGATAGGTCTGAGTCTGATGTGTCAAACCCATGCGATGCGTGTGACCACAGACTACGGACATGCCTGAGCGTTTCGCTAAACCCAACGCAGTGGCTCCTGCAGTAGGTTGTACGTTGCCCTCATCACCATGCATAAGCAACCAGCCTGGGGCTAGTTCGTATGGATCTGTGTGGTACTTGATCTCAAGTTCACTGAGTCCAAGGAAGTTTTCTAGTTGTAACTCAGGAAGTCCAAGCAATCCTGGAGCACGCATAGCAACTGTGTTAAATAATCTATCAGTATGGTTGCTACGAATCATATGCTCAACGGTTAAGTCATAGAGCACTTGACGAGTAAGATCACGGTCACGTCCAATAGAGCGTTCAAACTCTAGTTCAGTCCCCTTACTCCATTTCGAGATGGTCTGCATATCCATTTCATCACCGCAGGATACTACAGTCTCAGGTTGATACCACTGAATGAACTTTGCCACTGCCTTCGTGGCCTCTACATCGTGATATGGAACCTGCAAATCAGATATGCAAACTATGTTTTTCATTTCTTTTTGGTCGCCTTCTTCACTGTTGGTTTCTTGGCGCGTCGCTTGTTTTCTTTAGCAACATTCTTGCTCTTAGAGATAGTGGTCAGGTTAGACATTCTATCGTCGCCTGCTCTACCCTTGTGGTTCTTGTGATCTACTTCTGTTCCTCTTGGGAGGGTTTTTCCTGTGGCCTTTTCGTAATCAACTCGAGCCTTATTGCTAGAAGTCGTAACCACTTTGCCATCTTTAGTCCTCTTCTTAATCACATAGATTGGTCGTCCACCGTTTTGTTCGCTACCTTTGTAAGGTCCGAAGATACGTTTGATTGTTTTTTTGATTGACTTTTTCATTCTGCTGGCCATTTACCTTTCAGTACCATTAGTGCGATGATTGAATAGTTGGCTAAGTCAGCAAAGGAATCCTCAAGAGATTCATTCTGTGCATCCTTGCCAGTGTCAATGAGATTGTTGATACGTGCCACCTTGTCCCACATACGAACACGGAGGCCATTGAGTGGGCCTCCAGGACTTTGTGAGATATTCTTTGGGCCGTAGTCGGCATGCTTCTTGATGAGTAGGTTGGTCAGTGTGTCACTGATCTCCCAGATGTCTAACTCAAAATTGGTTGGACCAATATCATCAAACTTGTACTCACCTACTTTAGTAGGCGGTTCAAACTTGTATTCATCAGTCATTAACTTTTTTACTTGCTTAATCTTTTTCATCGCCATCTTTCTTGAGTAGTCTTTCTATGTCGCTCATCATGTCATTCATCTCAGAGGCAACGACTGTCTCCTCAACGAATTCTTCTAGGTCTCCCTCACTTGCATTGACCATCATGAGGGTTGCATCTTGGACAATAGTCCATGCATCATCAAGATCACCATTGTTCACAGTGTCATTGAGAAGGCTCAAAAACGTATATAAATCAAAGGAAAAACGCTTATTTAGGCGTACTTGCCAACCAAATTCGATGCCACAGTGATCCATAAACTCGAAGATATCTGCCGTTGCAAACGAGCACTTATCTTCACATCTAAACACGCCAGTCTTATCAGGCATTAACATTAGGCACTCGCAATCTTTTGTTGGAAATATTCTACACCATTTGTCCGATATATGCTGTTTACATCCTCGCCCTCGGGCATGTTGACGATGGTCAAGTTAGGTAACTCCTTAGCAAGAGACTTACCAAACTCAGCACCAGCATTATCCCCATCAGCAAATAGAAATACTTTCTCAAAGTCCGAGAGGAGTCTGGTGTAGTGCTTCTTCCAGTTGTTGACTCCAGGGACCCCCACCGCAGGTATCCCGCAAACAGCATCAAGCGTGATCGTGTCAATTTCACCCTCGCAGATAGAAATATATGAGGACGCTTTGAAGAATGCACCCACGTTGTAGAGATGCGTTGTTGCCCCAGTGATGCCCATGTACTTTGGTTCTGAGTGGTCCATCGCACGGAATCTAAGGTCAACCACCCCCGAACGCGTAAGATACGGAATCGCCAAGCGATTGATATAGGCTTCATGACCCGTGAGCGGCTCTAGCACGACGCCCAAGCGCATCCGCTGGGCTTGCTCCAGAGAGATCCCCCGTTCTGCGAGGTAGTCCTCCGCTTCGTGCAGTGCGCTGTGGTAAAACTTTGCCGCTCTGGTCAAAGATTCTCTTTGCAAGTGTGATTGCTTCACGAAAATTCACTCCTTCTTTCTGCATAATGATAGCATACGCATCGCCTTTGTACTGGCAACCATGACACTTAAAGATGTTCTCTTTGAGGTGCACTGCTGCTGACGCATGTGAATCATCGTGGAATGGGCATTTGAGTTTAGCCCAACCACTACGGGTAGGAACCTGAGCACCATAGTACTCAAGAATTGTTGTTATATCTGGCTTATCTTGGCTCATCTTTCATCGCCTTCTTTAGTAACTCTAAATACACTGACCCAGGCATTGTAGCATACCAATCAGCAGGAGATGACTTACCTTTGCGCTTGTGCCATACCACGCCAGTCCATGCCTTAGCATGAATCATCTCAACTCGTAACTCTTCTAGCCAACCAGAGAGAGCCATCTTTGCATGGTCTTTAACTTCGATGCAGACACCATTGACACCAGCGATATCGCCCTTATCCTCTTGCGCCCCTGCTAAACGCCTTTCAGCGTATGGGAATCCGTTCTCAATTAGATAAGTGACAATATCTCTTTCGGCCTTAGATCCTTTGGCCTTTGCTGCGTTGCTCATTAGTACCAACCATGTCTGTTATGGAACTTCAACGCCTTGGTAGGCGTGCCATAGCGGTGCTTAATATATTTCAATCCTAAGTCAATCTGCTTTATTAATGGAGTCTTTGGGTCCATCTTGAGCAGTTGAGGTATGCCATAGGCAGTAGAGCGAGGATTGTCTGCTGTGTAATCCCAGCGTGACTCGATGTACCATAGTTCATCTAAAGCCTTCCACTCTTTAATGCTCTTGAACTGTGCCATGACTTTCATCTTAGCAACGTCCTTGGCAATTAACTTCATCTCCCTCATCGCTGGGTTAGCGCATCGGTAGACGATCTCTTCTTCAATTTGAATAATCTTCTTTTGCAAAGTAAGAGCACCCACAGTATGGGGCAGTGTACCCACAAAGACCACAAAAATCATCAAGAATATGTATGTTCTTAGTTTCATCTTTACTCCTCAGTTGGGGCAGTTGCCTGTGTTCCACAGTCAGCGCACTCCATATCTAGAAAGTACATTCCTATCGTACCATCTGCTTCAAATGTTACTTTAAGATTCCAAACGAAACACCCACATACGCATACAGTGGTGGGTTCACCTCTGATATCCATAGCCCTTGAGTAGTCAGGTTTCAAATCATTGATGTGCTTCATTGTACCCGTTCAGGTATATCTGAGACATCCATAAATTCGGGATTGAACTGCAACCAAAAAGCCGTATCCCCAGTTGGATCTGCCTTACCATAGCGGTTCTTAACGGGCGCTACCGCGAGGTAGCCTGGTGCGTTAGTTCCCACTGTACAGATAAGTGCAGGCAACTGCGCCACCATGCCCTGCAAAGCAGAGCGAGGTTGGCACGGGTTCCCCATATACGACTCTTTGGTATGATGCAGTATCAATACCGCAGCGTTGGTATCTCTTGCGAGATATTTCAACTCTTTGATTGTGGAACGCATGTTAGCAAACTCTTCTCCCCCGTCATTGGAGATATCCATAAGGTTATCAACAACTATGAGAGTCGGCGAACAGCCCCACAATTCCTCGAATGCTTCTACCTCTTGATCGAGATCTGCCAGCGTAGGTGCTGACTCAAACGACCAGAAGATATGCCCCGAGGAATCATTAATTGTTTTACGACTACCCTCAATATCTTCGTTGAGCATGTGCTCAGCATCAGACTGGGACTTGCTGGTAATCATAGATAGCAGACGCATAGCCATTGTGTGAGCGTTTGTGTCGGCTGATACATACAAGGTAGGAACTTTAGCCCGTAGCGCAATAGCCAAAGCCAGTGTCGACTTACCAGCACCAGGAGTGCCAGCAATCATCGAAACTTCGGATCGGCGAATAACTACTTTGTTGGCATCAAACGTGCGGAACACTGATGGTAATGGTTCACCACCGATGTCCTTTCCACCAACTGCACGGGCTAGGGTTCTCATATCTTAGAATGTACTCCATTCAGAATCGTGTCGGCGTACCCATACTGGTTCGCACTGATCTGGTGTTCCTTTAGGTGAAGGACACATGTATGCCTTCCATGGACCCTTTGCACCTGCACCTGTTCGCTTGGTCATTACACCATGTGAGCAGGTCTTAGATGATGGTCCAAGATTACCAGCATTGGTTGGGTGTGCAGTGTGAACTGCCTCAGCCCCAGGAAATGCTGCTGCGATATTTTGAACTGCCTGAACACCGTTGCTAGGTGCTCCTGTTAGAGACTGTGCCATTACCTTGAGTACATCCTGTGACTCTTCGATACCGACTGCACTCTCTAGTGCTTCACAGAAACCAACGTAGGTCTCTGAGGCTACCACGAAGATACGTCCATCGGGTAGTTTACTGCTGACTTGGAAGTTTCCAGTCATTTGTTATCTCCTTTTTTTGTTGAGTGAAGAAACTTGCATGAGGATATCACACCACATCTGCCACAGTTTGAGAAGTTGGGCAGGAATACTGAGTTCTTTCGAGCGATGTCGAAGGTGTTGAGTATGTCCTCGACTCGTTCAGCATGTAGAAATTCTAGGTTCCATTGTGAAACTGTACCAGTACGTGCATCCCAGAAACCTGCCCTATCGACAGTAATCCCATGCTTACCCAATGCCCATGCATACACTGCAAGTTGCAAAGGATGCTTCTGGGATGACGCACCAGTCTTGATGTCGATGAGTACCCTATTCCCATCGAAATCGGTCATGACTCTATCAATTGCCATCTTGACGATGGTATCCTCGATAGGAATTTCGTATTGCTTTTCAATAAAATCTTCGTAGACATTCCAGCCATTGTTGCGGAACTTGATCCACTTCTCAAGCATCCAGATGCCTTCGCCATACCACCACGACATATCCTCACGTTTGGCATACTGCCATGTGTTCATGTCTCCGTGGAGTTCTTCATCTTCTTTGACCTGATCGAACCAGACCTTGTTCCAGATGGTTTCGGGATCTCCGCCTTCAAGATCATAAACTTCGGTAGCCTTATGTACGGCTGTACCGCCAGTGAACCAGACGGCGTGTGCTTCTTGCACACCCTCGACCTTGGTGAGGTAGTACTTCCAACCACATTCTTGCCAAGTGGTTAGTGACGAGTAAGAGATATGTTCAGGTAATGATTTCATTAGTCGCAGTCCTTATTAGAGCATTGAAGACCTGCTCTAGTATTGACAAGAGGCGATTTACAGAGTGGGCAAAGTAAGGTAGTTTTTGTATTCATGGAAGTACTATATCAGACGATTATGTTTTAGGAAGATTGAACCTTCCACGAAGTCAATCGCGTCGTCGATATCCGATTCGATATCTATCCAGAGTTCTGACGAACTCCCCATCACACTACATCTCCGCATTTCTTATCTTCCTGCCTGAGTCCTGAATTTAAGAAATGCCCCCCTACCCCCCAAAAAAATTGGTGGTTCAGGGAGGCGATGAACTAGGCTTTGCCGTCGTCCGTCATTTGAAGTTTCTGCCCCACGGTTTAACCCGCCCACGAAGGATATCATGTGATACGATCTTCCGCATGATAGAGATAACCATTTGCGACGAGTGTCGCAAGACCATCAACACCGAAGATGACACCTTTGTAATTGTCGACAAAGTATACTACTGCTACGATTGCTGGAGGGATGTCTGATGCCAACCTACGACTACGAATGCCCTGGGGATGGGGAAGTCATAGAGTTCACCCTACCCTTCGACCATGAGGCCCCTCTATGCGCCTGTGGTGACGTTATGAGGCGTGTTTTTAACCCTGTGCCAGTCAAGTTTAACGGCTCAGGATTCTATTCCACAGGTGGTTGAACAGAAGTTAATCAGAGTAAATGCACTTCGAGTTGGGACGATTTGATGACCCGACCTATACAATCACCCTCGGAAGCCAAAAACTAGGCGCAACTCGCCATCTTTCGGGGCGATTTGGGGCATTGTAGAGACGACAAAAAGCCCCCCACCAGAGGTTAGTCTGATGAGGGGCTGATTGTTGAGAGCAGGCTAGGTTACTTAGAACCCTTGCCGAACTCTGGGGACTTAGGATCGAGAGCCTTCCACACAGGTGCGATGAAGGCTGAGACGAAGGCATAAGCCAAAGTCTTTGGGTCAGTTACACCTGCCATGTAAAGCGCTGTAACTGCAGGAACTGCAGCACGTGCGTACGTGGTTAGGATTGCAATGAGTTTATCTGTTGTCATGTTTCTCCTTATGACTTGAATACTGGCTTGCCAAAACCGACGACAGACACGACTTGTGACTTGCGGAGTTTGGAGCCATTCTTCTTCTTGTAGGCGCGTACCTTGAGGCATACTTGTCCTCCGTTACGCTGGTCGCCCTTCTTATCTGGGGCGGTATTGCCTTCGATACAGGTGACTGTGCCATCGCCGTTATCTTTAACGACAATGCCAACATGTGAGATTCGGTCTACCCCGTCGTTTGGAAAATCAAAGAACACGATATCTCCTGGAAGAGGAATTGCTTCCTCAGCCTTTTCCCACTGGTTCTTCTTCATAAACGCGGTAGCACCTGCAACTGTTGATACGCAATTAGGGATCTTGAGACCCACTTCATTGGCACACCAGTTCACAAATGAGCCACACCAAGGCAAGAAGTTCGCCTTAGTGAAAGCACCGTACTTGGTTTCGTTGTCCTTAGGACCTTCGATTACACCGATTTCGCCTCTGGCGATTGCGATGAAGTCTAAACGTTGACCCATTATTCTCCTGCTTTCTTATCAACCTTAGCAAAGGCTGCGTTGATTTCTTCTGAGGTGAGGCTTCCATCTGCTAGGTAGAAACGGGCAAGGGCTTCAAGCACACGTGCTGCTCCCAAGGCTCCAGCAAGCGTTGCTGCCTGCCATACTTCAATCCCAACCAATGATCCAGCACCGATAACTCCGAGAGATTCTGCTGCGATTACCGCAAAGATTCTCATCATTACGTTCTTGAATGTATCCATTATTCGTCCTTCATGTTTCGGATGTTGAGGGTCACTACCCAGACAACAAGTGTGACCATGATTGCGTAACCAACTATGGTCTTTGCAGACCCTTCTAGAACAACCCAGGCGATGAACATGCCCAGGATTGTCCAGAGTTGGTTAAAGAAATCTGAGAACCATTTTTTCATTAGGGTTTCCTTCTGTATGCGGCTACTGCAGCAGCACCTGCTGCGGCTTGGGTGGCTATGTTTCCAGCGATGATGGCTGATAGAACAACCTTCTCTGACTCTTCTCTTACCTCTGGTGACATATCTGCACCAATGTTTGATAGGGCGGTAAGGACTTGTCCTGGATCTGTAAAGAGTTCTGCGAGCAATTCAGCAGGATTCTCAAGGAGTTCAAGAGCAATCACTACCTCTGCTGTCAGGATGACTCCGTTCTCCAGTTCCACTGGAGTATCAGGAGGCAACACGCTGAGGTCTGTCGATTCAGTAAGTTGTACAACTTCTGGTACAGTTGGCTCAGGTGTTTCTATAGGAGGCTCAGGTTGTACTGGTTCAGGCGTTGGCTCAGGTTCAGCAAGTTCAACCTCAGGCTCAAGTGGCTCTGGTTCGTCAACGATCTCAGGCTCCGTAATTTCAGGTTCCTCAACGGGCTCTTCTGGCTCAAGAGGAATCTCAGGCTCTACGACCTCTGGTTCATCCACTGGTTCGTCAACCTCAGGCTCTGGTTCTTCAGGAACTTCAGGCGTGGGTTCTGGTTCAGGCTCAGGTTCTGGCTCTGGAGTAGGTTCAGGTAATGGTTCGGGTGATGGCTCTGGTTGAGGCTGTGGCTCAGGTTCTGGTCTTGGTGGCGATACCACTATTGGCTCTGGTTGTACTATTGGCGTTGGCTCGGGAAGAGGAGTAACCACAGATGTTGGAATTGATTCTGCTGTTTGGGTATCTACCGTTGATGTCTCTACTGGTAGTACAGGTGTTGAAGTATCGGAAGTTTGAGTCTGTGTCTCAACGGTTGCAGACTCAGTTACAGTTGTTGTCTCAGCAGGTGCAGAAACTGTATCAGGAGACGGAACAACTACAGTCGGAGAATCGACACTTGCGGTCCCAGAATCTTCTGTTGAAGGACTCGGAGAAGGGCTTGGTTGAGGCGAGGGAGCAGTTGAAGTTTCTGAAACAACAGTTTGAGTCTCAGAGACTACAGTTTGAGTCTCGGTGGGACTTTCGTGAGTAGGAACTATACCGCCATAATAACGAAGAGTGTTATCAGAAAGACTGTCACTAATATAAACAGTGAATCGTCCATTAAATCCGCCTTCACAATACAATCGGGCAATATCACCCTTACCATTAAAGAAACTATTACTATTATCCCAGCCAACACTAGCAGTTCTAGTCTCAGTGCCGTCGGCAGTGGTACAAGTAATCTGTACGTTTGAGACCATTACGGCCTGTGATGATGCTGGGAATAGATAAGATGTGCCTATAACTAGGAGAATAATCCCTAGTCTACTTGCCGTCCTTCTCGCAGAGGAGGAGATATATTTGGTCAACGCGTTGTTCCAATCGGTTCACTTGATCTTTGACAGAACTACCCCCATTTGGCTTTAATTCTGATAGATAGTGTTTAACTAACCATCGAACAAAACCTGTAAACCCTGCAAGCAGAGTCATCAGCGCTACGAAAAAACCAGCCCACTCAGTAACTGTCATAAGACTGTCTTAACTGTTACTGTGAGTAAACCACCAAACCCAGAGAAATTTCCACTAGGTGGGGTCTTGCGAGAGAACTGCACTTGCTCAATTAGCCCTTGCACACGCTCTCCTGTTGTGAAGTCTTGGATGTTGATAATGTCACCCTCTGCTTCGATAGTTTCTAGTAATTGAATACGCTCCCACGCACGGCCTTCATAGCCAGTGATTACGTTATAACGGTCTTTCTCAACGTCAAAGCACCATACGGGGAACTGAATCAACCGTTGGCGCTTAGTTGCAGGAAGCGCTTTTATTTGGAAGCCCTTAAACACGGGTCCTTGACTGGTATCGCTTGCGCTACGTGAGAGCGTAAATTTATAGGATAGGAACTCTTGTGGGAGTTCTGGAGCAGTAGTTGCTGCCTCTGGTGTGCCGACTGCGGCATTGTAAGTAATGACGTTGTTAACATCGCCATTCTCTTCTATTGTCTGAATGTCCATAGCACCGAAGGTGAATACACCTCTAGCGCGTACAAACTTAAAGTTCTTTGGCTCTAGTGTGCCATAGCGAATAGCACCTGTCTGTACATACCCAGATGTCACTAGAGCGCTTGCTGACTCTAAGTAGATTGCTCCATCGGTAACTTCAAACGCAGTAGCAAAGGCTAGGCGATTGGTTGTCCCAATAAAGGCAACGGCTGTAGTAAAGTGTGTTCCTGATTTAATTCCCACCAAGTCATTTGCATAAGCAAATCTTAGTGGTTCTCCTTCAATGAGTTGACCAAGATCAACGCGAGTAAGACCAGCGTTAGAACCCACACCTGTAGTAGCCCATACGAAGCGATCAGCACAGGCGACGTCATAGACAGGTTGAGTTGATTCAAAGACAAGTGGACCATATTCAAGGGAACCATCTTGGTCATTAACATTGGCAACGCGTAGACCTTTGCTGGTTCCAATAATCATATAGCCTAGATAGAAGTATAGTTTTTCAACTATCTCTCCTGGTGGAAACTCTGCAGCAACGACAGCCTGTGTAAGGACCGGCATTGCTCCGTTGGTTCCTAGAGTGTACTTCTGAATTGTAGAATAGATACCAGAGTGACCTGCGGTGTAGATGGCAGGACCAGATGCGGCTACAGAAGTGTAGTGATAGTTAGTATTAGGATTGGTGTAAATCGCGCTAGGTAGAGATGTAGCACTGGTTGATAGTTCATAAACTACGTTATTGACGCATAGAATAATACGATCTTTAACGAACTCCATGGCTGCATATACGATTTCAATATTTGCATCTTGGAACATCTGAGTAACATCACCTGTTGCAGACGGGTTAGATGAGCCAGTAACTGAGTCACCTGATAGTGGCTTCTTAAACATAGTAAGGCGTTGATTGCCGCCTGCAGTCTTATTAGTAACCCAATAAGCATTGACTCCATCATCACAGATAGCGTGTACCTTGCGGTCAGTGCCAGAGATATAGTCAATAAAGTGGATTACTGGATTGGTTACACCAGTGCCAACTGGGGATACTGCAGTAGAAGTTACATTAGATGCTGTCTTGGCATACGTAAATGTAGTTGAAGTGGGTACAGTTGTAATACGATATTCGCCATTAAATGTAGCATCTACACCTGTAATCGTAATGGTCATACCAACCGTAAGCCCGTGTGCTGCTGATGTAGTCAACGTGGCTACGTTAGATGTTAAAGCCTTATTGCTAATTGATACAGTAATTGATGGATAAATCTTGTCTACATCAAACTCATCGTGTAACAGTACGCCATTTACTCCACTCCATTGAATAGAGCGAATATGCTGATTTGGATGTTGGTGATCTGTTCCAGTTACAGGACCAGTTGTTGGGTGAGTATTTGTTGTATCTTTGAGCAGGGTTACTTGACCCTTTACCCAAGGATTTACACCTTGTGAATCTAAATAGCGATAAGCAATAGACTCACCTGCTGATGGATCATAGAACTTAATACCTGCACCACCATGGAAAGATGACTGAGATCGTAGCCACCAGCCTGTTAGGGACTGCTCGCCTGGTTCTCTTGAGTTATCAAACTGATCCTTGCGGTATGGTGCTGTCTCGCGCTGATATGGGTTCTGATCTGTTGGAGCCATGAAGAATGGGATACCACCGAAGGCTACGTCATAGTCTTCTGCGTTATTGGTCCAGAATCCACTTGTTCCAGGATTACCTACATTGAGGGGTAAACCCTCGGTAATATCTTGGCCAGCCAAGTCATGCCTCCCTTAATTAAAAAACCCCGCCGAAGCGGGGCCTTTTATTATTTATATTCTTTACTCTGTCTAAACATATTTTTATATCTATCAAAGAATTTTGTTTGAAGATTCTTAGTTACATTTGCTTGCTCTTGAAGTTCTTTTTTTCCACCAAACTTCATGCTCCAAGAATCTCTTTTGAACGGTATAACTTGAGCAATAGGAGTTCCCTTAGGGATTAATCCTTCAAACTCTGGGTCATTAATCACCATTGGAAAGTTAACTGGAGCACAGTAAGTATCCGTGTCTACTATTCCAGGAAGAATAGTAAATACAGATTCTCTGTGCATAGGTTGAACAAACATCGTTGAATAACCTTTAGGGGTTTTAATTGCCCAATAGTTTATCCACTTTGGATATGCGTGCGGTTTTTTCATTGGATGGTCAGGTGCTTGTTCAATTGGATGGAATCCAATCAAACTTAAATCTGACCATTCAAAATACTGTGCGCCATCCTTGATTGATACATAAACATCTGCTGGAGAAACAATAATATAACCAGCGTTGATTGCATCAAATACTGGCATACATTTTTTTATTGTTGCTTTAGAGTTTCCACCGCCATCTGGAATTTTTTTATTTCCTATGTAACTATCCATTTTTTTATACCACTCTGGCATAAATTTTGATGACAGTTGCGGTGGCTCTAAATCAGTAAATGAAGTTGTATTTGTGAATATGATTTTCAAAGCATCCCCCATTTATTTGGTTTTTATCTAACCCAGGAAAGGGTTTCATTATCCCAAGTATATACTAAATCATCTGCTGGATAGGGAACTGGAGGTTCCCAGGAATACTGTTCCTCATTAAATGTCCAACCGTTATGAATTTGTTTTGGAATAAATTTTCCATCTATAAAAAAATCAGATGGAGTAACATAGATATGTGGGGCTAAAACAATTTCGTCTAAGTCAAATTCATTCTTAAACTGCTCTAGTAATTCTGACGTAGGGTCGTCAAAAATTGCAACATTAACAACTATCTGATTTTTAATAAATGCGTAGTTAGCCATTATTTATTCCTTTACTTAACATAGACTAGAATCTGTGCGGCGCCACCTGCGCCACCATTACCAGCGTTCATTTGAGTATGCCCAGCAGCAACTAAACTGCCACCACCACCACCGCCGCCTCCGCCGCCAATGCCGTTAGCACCAGCACCAGGAGAACCGCCATTTGCAGTATTGTAACTAATAAAGTTTCCGCCTTGACCACCTGCGCCGCCATTAGGACTTCCACCGCTACCGCCATTACCGCCATTGCTATCGTAACCACCAAGTCCACCTGCACCACCACCACCACCATAAGTAAATGCTGAGATTTGTGCAATGTTTGAATTTGCAGTTGCGTTAGTAGCACTACCTGCACCGCTATTTGGTGAACCACCAACTACACCAGCAGTAGCAGTATCGGCTGTTCCAGTATTGTAAGTTATTGTTCCACCATTACCTCTAGTTCCAATAACACCACTATTACCACCATTGGCTGTTAATATATTTCCAAAAGTAGTTGCAGCGCCAGCACCACCAAGAGTTACAACATAGTTGGCACCAGGAGTTACAGAAATATCTCTAATTGAAAATCCTGCACCACTACCTCCTCCACCTCCGCCAGTACGGTTTGCTCCGCCACCACCGCCATTACCGCCAGCAGATGCACCAACAAGAGCCATAAGATTTTTTCCACTAGGAACAGTAAAGTTTCCAGACGCGTTGAATGTTGTACTTAGAGAATATATTGGATTTGGAATAAGGGAAACACTATTACTAGCGTCAGAAGTTCCTAAAGAATTTGTGGCAGTCATAGTTATTGCATATGTAGTACCAGCAACAAATGTTCCAGTTACTGTCGCAGGGCTACTTGTTGAAGAAGTTGTTAAAGTAACCGAAGGACTTGAAGTAAACGTTAAACTTGTAATTGGTAATCCGCCGTCAACCACTGTAAAAGAAACAGAAAGCGAACCTGTTGTTGGCGCTGTTATAGTGCTAATAACTGGAGCCGAAGGCTTTACTCTTTTACTCTCTGCAAAAACACCAATTAGGGGCATTAGGAAATATCTCCTATTACAAGAAACGTGTTGCTTGCTGTACAGATAATTGTTGCAGCAGACCATTGGACTCTGAGTTTAGGGGCAGTTGGTGATGCACCATTTGAGTTAATTGTTACACCAGCACCCTGAGCAAGGGTAACCTGACCAGAACCAATTTGTGCAATGTTAATTTGTTGGCCAACAGTAAAGACTGAAGGTGGCACTGTAAGTGTAATCGATGAACCGTTTGACAAAGTTACAAGTTTGTTTTCAGCATCACCAGCAACAAGTGTGTATGTTGTTCCAGTCTGTGCATTAAAGTTAAGGTAGGCGCTTGCTGATACTGTTCCGCCAGTGATTGAGACTGCCATTAGTTTCCATCCGTTCCGAATGCGCTAAATGCGCTATTTCCAGTAGTTGAATATATTGTTATTACATCTGTATTTGCTAACGTTACGCCACCAGTAAATGTAAATACAGAACCAGCAGGAACCTGGACTCCATAAACAATATAATGTTCATTAGATAAAGAAGCACCTGCTGGACGCACGGCAATTCTAATAGTATCTGGGGCTGCACTTAAATTTGCTACGTTAATTGTAGAAACAATTGCTGCTCCTGACGAAGTATATAAGGTTGTTGCTGTTGTTGCGCTAGGGGCAGATTGCCCAAGTACTTTGTAAGTTGTTGCCATTTATTATGCTCCCATTAGTAGAAAGATGGATGGTGTTGGGTCCGTTGCGACAGTTGCCCAGGACGATGTGGTTCCATCTGTTTTTAGATATTTTCCACTGTTTCCAGTCTGCGAAGGCACTACATACTGAGTTGAATCTGTAGCAACAAGGGTTTTGGATGATGGAATTGTTGTATTGTTAATTGTTCCAGCAGTTGTATTTCCACTAAGTGTTGGAGTTACGATTGTTGGGCTATTATCTACAACAAATTTTGTTCCTGTACCAGTTTGCGAAGCAATGGATGTTGCACTACCAACAGATGTAATAACACCAGTAAGATTTGATGGAGCAAGAACAACATTGTCAAGATAATACTTTGTAACAACATCTTGTGCATTTGTTGGGTCACCAACGCCAGTAATTTTATTGGTTCCCATTGCAATAGAGCCAGTCATAGTTCCACCAGCAAGAGGCAACATTGTGTCTGCGTATGCCTTGGTTGCTGCATCTGTTGAAGATGTCGGAGTTCCAAGACCAGTAATCTTATTGCTTCCCATAGCAATAGCACCAGACATTGTTCCGCCAGCCAGGGCCAATTTGCTCGCTAGGTTATTAGTAACGGTGGTCGAGAATGATGCGTCGTTGCCAAGGGCTGATGCCAACTCATTAAGGGTGTCAAGTGCTCCTGGAGCAGAAGCAATCAAATCATTGATTTCAGTTTGCACATAAGCGGTTGTAGCAATTTGAGTTGTATTAGTATTTGCTGCTGCTGTTGGGGCAGTAGGAACACCAGTCAAGGCTGGTGATGCTAAAGGCGCATATGTGCTTGATGCTGTGGATGTTGCTAGTTTAGAATCAATTTGTGCTTGAATTGCAGAAGTTACGCCATCAAGATATCCAAGTTCTGTTGCAGATACTGTTGACGATGGAGCAATTTTTGTCCATTCAATAGCAGCGCTAGCATTAATGTCTGCATTAACAATAGTTCCATCAGCAATCATTGTTGATGTAACTGTTCCAGTATCGCCTGCTGTAATTGCAGTTCCAGAAATCTTTGTTTTATCAATTGCTGCAGAAGCATTAATGTCAGCGTTTACAATGCTGTTAGTTAAATTAGTTTTGCTATAAGCAATCTGAGCAGATGAGTTTACATCAGCATTAACAATTACTCCAGTACCAATTACTGTTGTAAGACTTAAGTTTCCAGTTCCATCAAAGGTAACTCCGCTTGCTTCTACATCTCCAGTAAGTTGAAATGTACGAGCAGTTGCCAAGGCTGTAGCCGTAGCAGCATTACCTGTTGTAGAACCAGAAGAACCGCTAACGTTACCAGTTACGTTGCCTGTAAGGTTACCTGTAAAAGTACCTGCAATAGCACCAGTACCAGTAATGGTTGGGCTAGTAAGAGTTTTATTAGTAAGAGTTTGAGTTGTATCTGTGCCGACAAGAGTTGTAGTGGCATCTGGGATTGTTACTGTACGGTCAGCAGTTGGTTCTGCTACAGAGAGTGTTGTCTCATAGGAATCTGCGGTTGCACCCTCAAAGACGATGCTTCCATCATTAAGGGTAAGCCCTGTGACTATTGGAGAGGTAAGAGTCTTGTTGGTTAAGGTCTGGCTGTTGGTTGTACCAACTACAGCACCAGTTGCACCGTGTCCTGTGGTTGCTTCGATGTGATTGTTAGCCTCACGGAAGTCAACACCGATAGCCATGTGACGAACCTTGGCTCCTGCTGAGTGAGCAACACCAGAAACACCTTCTGTACCAGTTCCATCTACACCACGGATAATTGTTATTGTTGTGCTAGAAGGTGAACTAGGTGATGTGGCATAGACAATTTCTTCAAGGGCTGTATCTGGATCAATAACGAGAGTAAAGCGCTCACCAGCAGCAGGTGTGATGTTACCAAGTACCGCTGCTGAGTTTACTACCATAGTAGTTGCAGTTGCGTTAAGCGCTGCTGTAAGTGATGTCTCTTGGGAGATGGAGGAGTATCTGCGGACTGTCATTGATTAGTACCTCGTATAGTGGATTCGGGTGGGGTAAACATCACGAAGTTTTCCTGCTTCTTCGTTCAAGCGTTGCTGATAGAGTCCCAGCATGAATCGTGCTGTTGAAGCACCGGAGCCATACTGGATCTTTGTATCTGCGTTATCTGCTTCTGCAGATGAATAGTTGAGTCGGCCTGGGTCAATAAATGACGCAAGACGGTATGATGCTCCGTAAAGGATGACATCCTTGCATGATGATGGAAGTCCTGTGACTGTCTCAAATACTGCAGAACCTGCAGATGCTGAGAGGGTAGTTGGCTTCTTGGTGTAGTAGACCTGAACCTTGCGACCTGGCTGAACATTGTCATAGACTGAAATGCTGTTACCTGATGTAAATGCTGTGGTGTTTGCAAGAGGATCCTGACGCCAGTTACGAAGTGGCAACCATTCCTCAGTAGATCCTGTTGGCTGCCATGAGACATAGAGGATAGTCTCAGCCTCTTCTGGCAGGCTGTAGGTTGTCTTAGCAGAGTTAAAGTTAAAGACATGAACCGCAACTGCAAATAGTTGAGGAAATACTGCGTCAATTGTATCGTTGATTGCTTTCTTAACTACTGCCTTAGGGAAGGTAGGAGCAACAGTTACACGAGAGTTGACCGTGTGTACCGCTGCTGTAGTTCCGTTATAGCCTCGGCCATACGGAGCCACAGTAGCGGTATTCGACACACGATCATAACTATCAATCCAAAGTAGTTCTTCGTCAATCTCGACAACACCTTTACCAATGTTTGAGACATCTGCCAAGTTAAGAGTTAGGCCAGATGCTGATA